AGCGGCCAATTTCTTAAAGATGGGTGCAGCAATTGCGTTAATTGGTGCAGGTGTATTGGCTGCTTCAGCTGGTATTGCCATTTTAGTACAATCTGCAATCAGCCTTGCACAAGCCGGAAGTGGTGCACAAATAGCAATGGCTGCATTAGCTATTGGGATCGTAGCATTAGGCGGTGCATTTGCATTGCTCGGACCGGCATTGACAGCTAATGCCGTTGGTATTGGGGTGTTTGGTGCAGCAGTATTAGCGATTGGCACTGGTGTGGCTGCATTCGGATTAGGAATCAAAGAAGTTTCACAAGCCATATTGATGCTTTCAGGTAATGTTAAAAGCATTATACCAGTGTTATCAGCGTTAGGCGTTGGGTTTGCAGCTATGATAACTGGATTCATTACTACAACAATAGCAGCCACTCCAAGAATTGTTGGCGCAATTTTTAACATGATGACTAGCCTAATGAACACGATTGCCGGAAAAGCTCCATCGATTGCGGCCGCATTCTCGAACATGATGGTTAGTTTAATGACGGCAGTATCAACGCACGCACCAGCAATTATGTCAGCATTTTCGACAATGCTTATTTCTATTATGGGTTCCGTAACTCAACATGCACCAGCTATTATTGCGTCATTTTCTAGTATGTTAGCTGCATTAATGACTGCTATTGCAACAAATGCGCCGAGAGTTATTGCTTCATTTACGGCTATGATTGTTAGTTTGGTAAATTCGTTAACTTCAGCTATCCCATCATTAGTTTCTGCAGGTGTGGGGCTTGTGGTTGCATTGATTGGTGCAATTGGTAGTAAAGCACCAGCATTACTTGCTGCTGGGATTGCGCTAGTCGGTCAATTAGCAAAAGCATTCGTTACTGAAATGCCTATATTAATTCAAATTGCTGGGGCAACAATGGCTGCCGTGATTGCAGTTTTGGCTACTTATGCCGGTAAAATGACATCGATTGGTGGCATATTGCTTCATGCTTTGGCTGCTGGAATTACCGGTAAAAAATATGATGCTGTTGGTGCTGCTACTGACGTTATTAAATCTGCAGGTTCAGCCGCATCTTCCGCTGGGCAATCAGCATTTAAAGCTGCTGGTGGTGATTCTGCGATTAAATCAGCACAGGCTATTGCCAATAGCAGTGGAAGCCATCGATCAGCAGGATCTTCAATTGGTAAGGCCGGTGCTTCTGGTATTAGTTCAACGTCTGGATCTTACAGTTCGGCTGGGTCAAAAAATGGGAGTGCCGCAGCTAGTGCCCTGAATGGGAAGTCTGGGAGTTCTCGGTCTTCGGGATCGTCAGTCGGGCGTTCAGGTGCTTCAGGAATTAGTGCTACATCAGGCTATTTCACTTCTGCCGGTTCTAAAAACGGTGGAGCTGCAGCAAGTGGTATTGGCAGCCGTACCGGTAGTGCTAATTCAGCCGGATCTAGACTTGGTAGTGCAGGAGCTAGTGGTGCTCGTAGTCAACATGGATCTTTCAGTTCTGCTGGTAGTTTCCTAGGATCAGGGCTGGTAAATGGTATTAGCAGCATGTTCGGTGCTGTTATGTCGGCAGCTGGTAGTTTAGCTAACGCTGCGGCAAGCAGGATTCAAAGTGCGTTGAAAATTCATTCACCATCACGTGTCACTTATGCCTTTGGTGGTTACTTTGGTGCCGGTTTTGTAAATGGTATGAAGTCAACAGAAGTTGATGTTTCTAAGATGTCAACCGCACTTGCTGATAGTGCCGTATCTGGATTGAATAGCTTAAATACCAAAAACTTTACTGATAGTATTAAATCAGTAGCCAGTGACATTAAAACTGGCGATTTATCAATGCAAGCTGCAAGTTATCAAGGTGGAAGCATTGATCAGAACATCGATACTGACAATTGGGTTAAACCAACATATATCGTTCATAATGAACTGGTTGGTGATAAGATTCGAACTATTGTTAGTCAAGGGCAAGCAGATGACCAAGTCAGCAGTAAGTTTTTTATGAGTTAAAAATGTAGTATAATGAATTAAGCCTGCCAGTGTACGGCGGGCTATTTTTATATAGGAGGTGAAGAGATGGATTTACTAATCGAAAAAGACGATAAGCGTACTTATCTTAGTAGATATAAAGTGATTACAACCTCATTTGAAGAAAGTTCGCCATCGGTAAAACGGAACAATACGCAGATTCAATATCGCAATGGAAACGTTGATTTTGGCGGTTGGAATGAAGCTAAAACAATCGATTATGTTGGCTATTACCGTGCTGACGATTTAGAAGATGAAGAATATTTACGTGAAAGAATTTATGCGTTGCTGTCTGATCCGGATGGATATTACATCACGCAATTAAAGAACGATAATGATGATAGCTTCGAACGACCCGGAGAAACAAGCGGCGATTACTTCGATAAACAGGTAAACCGTCCAAGTCACAAACGATTTTATGTATACGCCAGTTCATTAGAATCTGAATTAGTTGGATCATATGGCGGGCACGTGCTATATAAAATCAGTGCAACGTTTACTACAATGAAACTGCCTTATGGTGAAAGCGTGCCACGTGATTTAGATGTTAAGCCAAATGTGCCTTACTTGGGGAGAAACTTGCTAACCGGCACTGGTTATCATACTGTTACAGGCGCAGCGACTGAAGGCTACTTATCTAGCGAAACTATTGATAATCTGTTAACTTTATTTAAAGGATTAGAGGGGCAAACTGTAACTTTATCAGTTGACTATGAATACTCAGGGTTCGTTGCTGGAAGTGGTCAGAACCGTATTGGATGGGAAGCAGAAATACATGCAGATACCGTATCATATTCTGGCCCATGGTGTTTTCCTGACAATGATTCAGGTTCAGGAAGAATATCCGCAACATTTGTGGTACCCAAAAACATAACGCTTGTCGCTGAAGCCCAAGGGTATATTCAATTTTCTGGTTCTGGAACTGGGACTTTAAGTCATCTTAAGCTTGAAAAAGGCACAATTGCAACGCCATGGTCACCGGCACCAGAAGATACTGAATATAACGTTTGGTATACTAAAACTTATTACAACACTAAAAACTTAGTTATTCCGTATGCTGGAACAGTTCATTGCAATCAATTAGAACAGGGGTTCATTGTTGAATTTACTGCCAAAGAGGGTGGTTCAAGGTTAGTCATTGATGTTAACGGCACAGAATTAACCTATAATGGACAAATTTACCATGGCGATGTTTTTAAATTTTCTGGGTATGAATATACAAAAAACGGTATTAATATCGTTAAGGATACGAATAAGGCTTATTTTAAACTTTTACCAGGTGTTGCAAATAAAATTTCAAGTTCACTCGCAGGTGAAATTATAATTTTAGATTATCAAGACTTATACGCATAGGAGGTGGATAATTAATGACAGTATTTAAAGATATTAACAATGGCGAATACGTTGCTGATACTGAAATCAAGCTTACCGAAGGAGTTAACGGTGAAAAATCGTTAACCGGTACGATTTATTTTGGCAATGATGTAAAGAAAAATCTTGCTAAAGGCTGGACGATGGTATTTAATGACGAAGAATATGCTATCGTTACGTTCAGATATAATGATACAAATAACACGGTATCGTTTTCAGCCGTTCAGATGTTTTTTTACACATTAAGCGTCAAGGCGTTTCATGAAAAATGGAACGGATCACACCCATTAAACGAATATTTAAACGCTATTTTCAAAGATACTGGTTATTCATACAACAACGAAACATCAACAACGGCGTTTGAAAAAGAAAATTGGGGATTAAAAGACAAGTTATCCCTATTCAATGATATTATCAATCAAATTTCGGCCGAGTTTGAAGTGCAAGGCACTACGGTTTATATCAAAGATAAAATCGGATCTGATCTATCGACTGTCGTTCGTCAAGGGTTCAACCTATCAACGGCTGAAATCGAAACCGACAGCAGTTCTTTCGCGACCTATGGCATTGGTTATGGTGTGCACGATGATGTTGACGATCAGACTTCACCACGATTGTCGGTTGAGTATTACAGCCCGTTATACGATATGTATAAAGATAAGTTTGGAGCTATTGAAGCTGAACCGGTGGACGATGAGCGTTATACTATTTCAGATAATTTATTAGCCGCAGTTAAAAAGAAAGTTGATAATAGCTGGAGCTTATCGATTACCGTATCGTTGTTAGATTTACAAAATGCTGGTTATCCATATGCCATGGCTAGTGCTGGCGATTCAATTACAATTGTAGACGAATCACTAGGATTTGAAGATGAAGTTCGTATTATTAAAGTTGTCAGTTCATATAATATCAATGGAGAACGCATTTCGGTTGATGTAACGTGCGGTGATTTAACTATGGCGCAGGCGCAATCTGCCAGTGCATCAGTAGCAACTAGCACAATCACAGACATTATCAATGGCAATTCTACATTGCCTGACGCATGGTTCAGTGAACAGATGCAATTAGCCACTAATAGTATTTTGTCCGCCAGAACTGAATTGAAATTTACCGATCAAGGTATCATTGCCATTGACACAACCGACCACAACAAGATGGTTATTTT